AAGCCACAAAAGAAGATTGGTCTCAGCTCGCTCAGCTTGCGAAGACGTCTGTTGGCTATCTGGATCAGATTGCATATGGATATCGACGCGCTTCACCCCAGATGGCTGAGAGCATTGAGAAAGGCACCAAAATCTTCAAGCGATTTAAAGCAGTATCCAAAGAAAAACTGGTTTTCGCTGAACTGAAAACCAAAGCAGCTTAAGTAACACCGCTCTTTATCAATCTGACCGCTCACCTGTTGCAGGCGGGCAAAACCCAAGTGACTGGCTCACCGCAATGTCACGCAACCAATTCAACACGGAGAAGTATCTGTTATGGAAGCTGCAAAGTACCGCAAAAAAGCGTCTCGCATTGAGTCGCAACTGTTAGGGAAGTTGGCCGTGATGGGCCAGACAAAGTTCGCAAAGCTGATGGGCATACCTGATTGCAAGGTGACCCGGATGAAAGAGGGCTTCTTCAGTCAGGCCGCTATGGCGATGGCAATTCTGGAGTATGGGGTAGACGACACGGAAATAGTCGAACTGGCGCGGAGATTTGCTGACGCGCTTACAAAGAAAAAGCCACCTGCTGTAACAGATGGCTCTCAAATCACAATCGAATTCTGACAATCGACGGAGTTAATAATGCCAGGACTAACTGGATATGTAAACAGTAAAGGGGGCAGTTATGGCAACTGCTGAACTTTTAGACTTCAACGCAGCTCGCAAGCTCAGGAGCGCAAGGATGGAAAACCAAAAGCAGGGGCACTTTGCACTGTTCAGGAGTCTTCTGTCCAAGGATTGGGCCAAAGATACTGCCAAGCTGGCAATGTGGATTCGGCTTATCGGTGAGGCTTCCTACAGACCACGCACAGTAGAGTTTTCCGGCAAAGAGTGGAATCTACAACCCGGCGAACTGGTGACCACAGCGGCGATTATGGGGCGCAAATTGCGTGATCAGGACGGTCATGAGAAGAGTCCGCAGGCGGTGACCCGGATGATTAATTTCTTCGCCAGAGAAGGGATGATCACCACCAAAGGAACGCGCTTCGGAACGGTGATCACCATCACGAATTATGCCGAATATCAGGCCATTTCACCCGATGAACCTCGCGAAAGACCATCCGATAACAACAAACCCAGTTCTGGCGCGGCTTTGAGTGCCATACCCGATGAACCATCCGAAGAACCAACCGGTGAACAGAACAAGAAGTTACTAGAACAAGAATTAAATAATAACTACCCCCATACCCCCAAAGGGGGCCGGGATGGCGATCAGGTTTCACCTGAAAAGCGAAAGGCAGAGCGCATCGATTACGACTCATACCTGGTAGCTTACAACGAGGAAGTTGGTGATCGGCTGCCACATGCCGTCGCTGCAAACGAAGCCCGCAAACGTCGCATCAAGAAATTAATCCCCCAACTGAAAACGCCTAACGTAGCCGGATTCCGGTCATACGTCCGGGCGTTTGTCTGTCAGGCCAAGCCGTTTTACTTCGGCGCCAATGACACTGGCTGGTCAGCAGATCTCGATTACCTGCTCAGGGATGCAACGCTGACAGGCGTCAGGGAAGGCAAGTTTGCAGACCACAAGGAGCCAGCATGATTAACACAGATATCGAAGCCAGTGTAATCGGAGGCTTGCTGATTGGCGGATATACGCCTGATGCGAGTGACGTGATCGCCACGCTGGACGACAGCGCATTCAGCGTTGAGCTGTACCGTCGCGCATTTGGTGAGATTAAGCGCCAGGCGAAACAGCGAGGACTGATTGACGGCATGATGGTTGCGGAAGCCATGGGTAATGACTACGTCGCTCACATCATGGAAACCACCCGCAAATGCCCATCAGCAGCAAACCTGAAAGGCTATGCACGCGTTGTGGCTGACTATCACAAGGTGCGCCGGTTTACCGAGCTGATGGACGCTGGAAAGCGCGAGATATCTTCGGCCGGTAATCATGAGTTAGCGCTCAACGCCATCAACCAGTTCATGGCGTCGCTGACCGACATTGACCGCCCCGGAGATGAAATCAGGCCGATGCACATCCGTGACGTTCTCGACGGGTATCAGGAGCTGCTGGAGAAGCGCGTTCGACAGGGTGAAGAATCCGACACGCTGAAGACCGGCATTCCAGAGCTTGACCAGATTACTGGCGGCATCAACCCGGTTGACCTGGTGATCGTCGCGGCACGTCCGGGCATGGGTAAAACGGAATTTGCACTCAGAGTGGCAGAAGGTGTTGGCCGGCAGCAGCTACCCGGCAGCAAAGATAATCGCGGCGTGCTGATTTTCAGTATGGAGATGGACGCTAACCAGATTATCGAACGTCAGTTGGCAGGCGCTGGAAACCTTCCCGTATCGTCGCTGCGTAACCCGGCGAAGATGGACGACGAAGGCTGGGCGAAAGTTACGCTGGGCATGAAGCGACTTCTGGATCTGGATGTGTGGATTGTCGATGCCAGCAAGATGAACGTTGAGCAAATCCGGGCCATTGCAGAACGCCACAAGCGCAACCATCCGGCGCTGTCTCTCATCCTTGTCGACTACCTTGGGCTGATTGATAAGCCAAAGGCAGATCGCAACGATCTCGCTATCGCGCACATATCCGGAAGCCTGAAGCGCATGGCGAAAGACCTGAAGACGCCTGTCATGTCACTGAGTCAGTTATCGCGTGACGTTGAGAAGCGCCCGAAAGGTCAGCGCCGCCCGACAAACGCAGACCTACGTGACTCAGGAAGCATTGAGCAGGACGCCGACAGCATCATCATGCTCTACCGCGAAGCCGTTTACGACGAAGAATCACCGGCTGCAAAACTGGCAGAAATCATCGTCACCAAGAACCGCTTCGGTCAACTCGGCACGGTCTATCAAGCTTTCAACAACGGTCATTTCCAGCCAACCGATCAGGAAGAGGCCGCCAGATTGTGCCGCGCCAAGCCTGAGCAACCTCAACAGCAATCACGCCGCTACAACAAAGGGGCTGACGTATGAATTTAACCTATGAAGACTCACACGTAATCGCATCGTATTACGTTGCCGATCACCCCAATCACCGTGGCCCGGTAATCATCGATCTCGAAAATCTTGAAGAGCTGCACATGCGTAGCGCAGCATCGCACGTTCACCTCGCACTGCTGTTTGCATCCGGCAAGCTTTTCTCTGGCAAGAGGGCTGCACAATGACGGTAGTTATTCACGGATTAGGCAGAGCACAGATGGTTTCGCATGTGTTCAACAAGAAATCACCAGTTGCCAGCGCTATAACCACAATCCTAGTCAAAGGTGAGATGGCGGCCGAGCGCGATTCCCGTTCCGACAAAGGCGGCAAGAGCAAAACTAAGGGTTGAGGTGGATTTTGAAAAAATCTGAACGAGAAGAACAAATTGTCGAACTTATGACGCTTACGCAGCGCCTCAACGAATGGACCTTGCGGATGCAGCTAAAGCGCATTCAGGAAGCCAGTAAGCCTAAAAAGGTGAACACCCATGACTAACGCTATGGAGTTAGTGCAAAAACTCAAGTCAGCAGCGCAGGAAGAAATCATGTGCCGCGAAGCCTCTGACGCATCAGACGCATGGCAGGACTTAGCCAGCCCGGAGAATATTCTGGCGCTGATTGAGATTGCCCTGCCAGCACTGGCGCGGCAGACGAAGATTGAGTGCCCGTTCCCTTGTGGTTGGAAAGAGCTTTTACGGATATCCATGAGTGATGGAGCATTTCTTGCTAGAGACCTTATTGAGGGGGTAGACGTTAAGCATCTTCATCGCCATGCCGCCCTGAGGAACACCGACCGACTAGTGAAAGTGATAACTGCAATCCTCAATGTGCAGGAAGTGAAATCACCACCACAGCCCACAACGGACACCTACCGGCAGATTGAAAATGATGGCTGGATTGAGCTAGGAGAAGGGGCAATACCTGTCCACCCTGAAACTTTGGTTGAAATTAAAATGCGCAATGGCGCAACTGATGGCCCAAGAAAAGCAACAGGATTTTTATGGTACAGAGGTAATGCCGTCAGGGATGAAATGGATTGCGACATCATCGCCTATCGGGTGATTGAGAATGATGGGAGGGAGGGATGAGCGACTTAGCATTGGCGCTACTGGTTGTCGCCCCACTCGGTCTATATCAGCTTCACAGCGAGGGAAAGCTGAACATCCGGGGCATACTGATTGAGCCGCTAATGACGATTGTGAATCTGTTCAGGGGAGATAAGCGCCAATGAACCAGTTCACCAACCATCAAACCAGCGGCGATGATTGCCGTGAAAGTGGAGAGGGGGAAACCAAAGTGGAGCATGACTTGAAAATTCTAACAGAGCACTTCTCACCAGTTGATGCTGGCATCAAACGAGCGGAGCTTCGAAAAAACGACCGGAACTACCAGCAGGGTGACATTCTCAACCTTTGCGAGTGGGACGGACACAACTTCACGGGCAGATTCGCAATCAGGCTCATTTCACATGTCGCGGATGTATCTGCTTACCTACCTGGATATGTGCTGCTTAGCATGAAAGATCCAGAGCCGGCACATGATGACTTAATGTGGTTAATCAGATGAGCAACGTAATCCCACTCCGTCCTGACCCACTCCGCCAAGCCTACGAAGCAAACGACAAACTAAACGACACGAAACTGACGCCAGAGCAACAGCAACTGGTCGACAGCATTGCGTCATATCTGGAGAAAGCTATCGAGGAAAGTCATGCAAATCGAGCTGATAAAATCGGCCGGGGGGATATTCACCCCAGCGCTTGATAGTGACATACGGCGCCTTACCCGCTTCAAAAATGGCGAGCAGTACACCGCCGAAATCAAATTAACCCGCAACCCCGCATTTCACCGCAAGGCCTTCGCATTCTTCAATTTCTGCTTTCAGCACTGGGCTGCTGACCGGGCAGGGCTTGAGCATGCCGATGAAACCACGCAGTTCAACCGGTTCCGCAAAGACCTGACCATTCTGGCAGGCCATTACGACATGGTGACGAACATCCGCGGCGAGGTGAGGGCAGAAGCAAAGAGCCTGGCTTACAGCAACATGGAGCAGGAAGAGTTTGAGCGCTGTTATTCATCCCTGATTAACGCCGCCATCAAACACGTCTTCGCCGGCACCAAAGACCAGAACATCATCAACCAGCTTTATTCCTACTTCTAGGAGCACAGCATGAACGGAAAACCATTCACAGATGCAGAGATTAGAACCATAAAACGCATGGCGCCTAATCACACCGCATCAGAAATTGCCAAGAAGCTAAACCGACCTGCGTCGAGTGTTCACAACGCTATCACCCGCCGAAATTTAGACATCAGCAAGAACGAGTATCACCAGGTTAAAACCAGCGAAATAAAGCTAATTGCCGAACTATCTCTGCAAGAGATGTCGGCATCAGAGATGGCTGTAATCGCCAATATCCCCGCGCGGCGTTGCAATTACATCAGGGCGAAATACCTATGAGCAGACAGCGTAAATCACCCACTCAAATCTGCATCGACCACCTGATATTCCAGCCTACCCGCCGCACAAGAACAAAACGCAAACCCATACCGCCAGCCAGCGAGGTGAAGACATTCGATTACACCTACGGATTGCTGCGAGCCAAATGGAATCGTATGAGGCTGACAAGATGACAGCGTATTACAACGAAATCGACCCATACGCCGCCCAATGGCTACGCAACTTAATTGAAGCAGGACACATCGCCGCCGGCGTTGTTGATGAAAGGAGTATTGAGGATGTTACACCCGGAGATTTGCGAGGCTTCACACAGTGTCACTTCTTCGCTGGAATTGGCGTCTGGAGTTACGCGCTCCGCCAGTCAGGATGGAGTGACGATCGCCCTGTCTGGACAGGAAGCTGCCCATGCCAACCTTTCAGCAACGCAGGCAAAAGCGCTGGGTTTGATGACGAGCGGCACCTATGGCCAGCTCTCTTCCACCTCGCAGAAAAGTGCAAGCCTGACGTCATCTTTGGTGAACAGGTTGCGAGTCAAGACGGACTCACTTGGCTCGACCTTGTACAAACTGACCTGGAAGCAGCGGGCTACGCCGTTGGGGCTGTCGATACCTGCGCTGCGGGCTTTGGCGCTCCCCATATCAGACAGCGTCTTTACTGGGTGGCCGACGGTTCGTACATGCAAGACGGGGCACACCAAGGGCAACCCAAAGCGCGCACTGAAACATCGATCACGACTGGAGGACGCCATTTTTCTGCTTCTGCACAGCCAGGAAAGACAAACGGCTTCTGGTCAGATTGTGAGTGGTTGCGTGGGGCTGACGGACGACTCTACCCAGTTGGCCCCGGAGCATTGCCGCTGGTTGATGGGGCTACCAGGCGAGTGGGCAGAATCAGCGCCTACGGAAACGGCCTAGTAACAGGTAACGCGATTGGTTTTATCCAATCATTCATGGAGGTCAAAGATGCCGCGTGAACGCTGCCACCGCTGCCACACCATCCTAACCAGTGAAGATAAGCATCACTACTCCATCAGCTGCGAAACCTGCGACTGCGACATGCAATGGGAAGAGTATGAGCAACACAACCCCATCAAATCAGCCTACTGGCGCTGGCGAGCTATCTGCTTTGGTGTGCGTGTTCTGCGCCATTACCCTGGCCGATTGCGAGACCTATTGCTGCACAGACTGCGCCGACCATCTACTGGAAGCCGATCCCAATTTCGACATGACAGGAGACGATGATGGCTAAAGGTATCAAGCCAAAACCGCCGAAGCCGAAGAAATGCAAATGCTGCCCTGATAAGTTTATACCCCGCAATAGCCTTCAAACCGTCTGCTCACCCAAATGTGCAATCCAACTCGCTAACCAAATCACTGAGCGTAAACAAAAGCGCCAGGCGAAAGAGGAGCGCGCGGCATGGAACCAGCGGAAAGCAGATGCAAAGCCATTAAGCCACTGGACAAAGCTGGCTCAGCAGGCCTTCAACGAGTTCATCAGAACCCGTGACGCGGATGATTGCTGTATCAGCTGCGGCCGTATGCATCAAGGCCAATGGCACGCAGGGCACTTCAGAACGGTAAAGGCTTCTCCAGAAACCCGCTTCGATGAAGACGGATGTCACAAACAGTGCATGCCTTGCAACCACCACCTCAGCGGAAACATCCCCGGATATAAGCCGAACCTGATTGCCAAAATCGGGCAGGCAGCTTTTGACCGCCTGATGGGCCCGCACGAGCTGAAAAAGTGGACGCGTGAAGAGCTGCAGGAGCTGGCGGCGCATTACCGGCAGAAAACCAGAGAGCTGAATAAGCGAAGAGAGGCAGCATGAACTGGGATGTGGTTTTCATCATTGCCGCATGGGGAACACTTTTGTTTGTTTGGATGCCCAGAAAGAACATGCAGCATCGAAAGCGAATGAGGTCACTACGTGCAATGAACAAAGGCTATCGCTTCATGAAGAAGTACAAAGCGATTAGAGCATTAACCGGGAGACCATCATGACCGACTACCTCAGACAGAAGTGGCTCAGGCTACGCATCATGAAGATGCGCGGCATGGCGGAGATAAATTACCGGATCATAAAACTTGAACTGAAATTGAGAGGTGCGCGTTATGGGGCTTGAAGCGACAGTGAAGTACCATTTTCCGAAGGGCCAGAACTTCAGCGGGACAGCACCACAGACTTCACCAGACACGCTTACCGGCACTGATTACATCGCAGCTATGGGAATGGCTCTGAGTATCGCACCACTTGGCTACAGCGCTTTCATGGGGAAGGTAGGAGTAAGTGAGAACGACGCCGCACGCGCCGTATCCCTGTTAACTGATTATGCACTTCAAACCTGCGATAAGGTTCCAGCCTTACGCAAACTCGACACTGATATTAAACCAGCCGTTATGCAAACTCTCGCAACTTATGCCTACATGGATTATTGCCAGAGCGCGTCCAGTAAGAAACCGTGCAAGTGCTGCAAGGCTACTGGCTTTATTGAAGTGGAAGTTTTCACCACGAAGTCGCGGTTTGGCACGCAAAGACCTGGGGTAGTAACGGAGATTAAGCGCCTTGATGAATCGCTGGCAGAGAATACCAGCTATCAGGTGCGAGACGTGGAGCGCGTGGTTTGCCCTGAGTGCAAAGGTAAGTGTGTTGTGTCATCAGCGTGCCGTGATTGCAAAGGGCGCGGCAGGGCAGTGATGAAAGCGGAGACTGAGCGGCAAGGTGTGCCGGTAGTGGGTGATTGCAGTCGATGCTGTGGGCGAGGCTTTGAGCGAATTCCGGCAGTAGAAGCATATAGAGCCGTCAGCGCTTTAACTGACAGCATCAGCCTGGCAACATGGGATCGGAGTGGCAAGCCGTTCTATGACCAACTTATAGGCAAGTTAGAAGTTGAGGAATCATGGGCTAACGCCGCGCTGAATAAAGTGACTGCATAGCGCAATAGGAAATGGCCCATTATTTCATCATGAGCTATTTACTTTTCAGGAAGCTGGGGGTATGATTCCCAACAGTTGAAGTTGCGCATTGATGTTTGCAGGGTGAGAGCAGCGACAATTTCCATCACAGTGAGATAGTTAAAGAGCCTCGTAGCCTCACCAGCTAGCGGGGCTTTTTTGCGATATTGACACCCGAAAAAAGTTTTTGTAAAAAGTGAATCGCCTGATGTGTATTGTTCTTTAGTCCAATCATTCATCTCGCATATCAGGCCGAAAGCCCCGTCTTAACCGATGGGGCTTTTTGTTTTTAAGCATCCTTCGTACAGCGGTTAAGTATCTCTGGCTTCCAACCAGATGACGCCGGTTCGAATCCGGCAGGATGCTCCACACATTACGCGTTATATGTGAGGCTCGCTCCACACATAAGCGGAGAGCTCCACATATAACGACTATCGAAATTCTGGCAGCCAGCTGGAATGCCCTGCGTATCCTAACGGAGCGCGGGAACCAAAGCCGCTAATGGGTCATGAGGATTCCGCGCTGGACGGTTCGAAACTGCGGCATCCAGCAACCAAATCTCAAAATCAGGCACGTTTGCGATTGCCTGAGATTAAAGGTCAGCCACAGAGCTGATCACCTCTTTCGCCTGTGCCAATCAACTTAAACATCCCTCGTTATCCTGTGTGGCATCGGGCGTCTTTTATGCATAAAAAATCCGCACTCAGGCGGATTCTTTCTTTTTGGATACCTAACGGCGCAAGGCGGAACTTCTTCTATCGACAAGTTGAAGTTTACCCGGGCTTGTCCTGTTCACCATTTAGACAATTCCTATTTGGACAAGTCCCCTATGCGGGGGTGGAAAGTGAAAAAAATGCCTTATAAATCCGATCCGGGCTTTATTGCCACGCTGATTGCGCTGGGCATGACTGTACTCGGCGCGGTGGCTGCATATGCCTACAAAGTTTTAAGTGGCGACGCCTTCAGCTGGCGCACGCTATGCCTGCAGCTAATCGTATCCATATTCGCTGGCTTCCTGATGATGCTGCTCGCTACCTACTGGGCGTGGCCGCAGGAAGTCACTGGCGCCATCTGCGGTATGGCTGGCTGGTCTGGCTCATCTCTTATCAAAGCACTTGAGAAGCGTTTCCTGCAAAAAGCTGCGGGTGATGCGGGAGTTGCCGAATGATTACCCGTGACCAGTTCAAAGCATCCGCCGGCATCACTGACGCACTGGCTGATAAGTGGTACCCGCATATCACTGCGGCAATGAAAGAATTCGGCATCGACACGCCAAAACGCCAGGCGTATTTCATCGGGCAAATCGGCACCGAGTCGAATGGCTTCACGCAGGTGAAAGAGAGCCTGAACTACAGCGTGGAAGGCCTCAAGATTTTCGGAACACGATTAACCGATGCGCAGCGCCAGCAGCTGGGCCGCAAGCCCGGTGAATCAGCATTGTCGCCAGAACGTCAGGCGGCGATCGCCAATCTCGTTTACGGCGGAAGGTACGGAAACAACCTGAACGGCGACGGCTGGAAGTTTCGCGGACGTGGTTTGAAGCAGGTGACTTTCCTCGCTAACTATCTTGCGTGTGGCAAGGCGCTAAATCTCCCACTGACAGATAACCCTGACTTACTCCTTCAGGATGCCAATGCGGCACGTTCTGCCGGTTGGTTCTGGAAGGCCAATAACTGCAATCAGTACGCAGACAGGGGTGATGTTGTCGGGCTAACTCGCGTCGTTAACGGCGGCAGCAACGGACTGGCAGATCGCAAGGAACGAACCCAACGTGCAGAGAGTGTGTTATGCCGAACCTAAACGCGCTGAAGATACTAATCCCGGTCATATTCACCGTCATCATTATCGGCTTCATTGCGAAGCTCGGGTATGACAACCAAAACCTCACTCAACGCAACGAGAAGCTGAGAACGCTGACCTCAGAGCTGTTGAGTAAGAATAACGATCTGGCTGCCACGATTAAAAACCTTGCCGACCGCATTGGTGAGCAGAACAGAATCGTCGCAACAGAAACCAAGCGCCGTGCAGCGGCAGAGATGAAACAGCAGGGGTTGCAGGATGAAGTTAAAGATGCGCTCCGCGACAGTAAGCCCAGCGTTATGCTTGTGCCTGATGATGTTGTTGAGCGGCTGCGCGAGCAAGCAGATTCAGTACGCAACGGTACCGACGCCACACCTGCCAATACCAGCAAGCCTGCTAAGTGAATGTCCGATACCTGACATCCCTAAGGGCATGACATACGGCGATAGCGTCCTCCTTAACTTTAAGCTGATTGATTATCTGGATGAGTGCAACGGCAAACTTAGAGCTATAAGCAAGATAGACCAAAACTGAGTGCACAATTTATGATCATTGCATTATGAGTAGTTGGAAAAGCACACCTACTTATGCATCATGGCCTTTCAACTATGGAGGGTGTTATGAATCAGCTTTTAAGAACATATTTAGTGGGTGAAGACCGTAAATATGAGCTGTACGGCGAAATTGATGCGGGTGACAGAGTAACCAAGGTTCTTGAGTATGCTTACCGCTCATTAGAACCAGAACAAAAAACAGCACATTGGGTGTGCCTTGGGTCAGTAGATATCAGTGAGTTTAAGGATAAAAACATGCACCCTTATCTTCACGGCATGAACGTCAAAAATAATGATATCGCTACAATCAGGCAGTTTTGTATTGAGCGATCTAAGAAATAAATAAGCCGCCTTCGGGCGGTTTTATTTTGTGCTGAAAACTGCATTCAGTGAGTTCACTTTTCAGCATAAACACAATGAATCATCGGTTGGCGATATCGCCATTGCCGAGGGTTATATCTATCCAATTAGCAGGAAATTCTATTATGGCGACCAAAGCTAAAACTGGCCGCCCTTCTGATTATCTACCAGAGGTGGCTGCTGACATCTGTTCACTGCTTGCTGATGGTGAAAGCCTGCGCAAAGTTTGCGAGCGTCCGGGCATGCCAAGCAAGACATCTGTCTTCCGTTGGTTAGCTGAACATAAAGAGTTTCGTGACCAGTACGCGACAGCAACCGAGACCCGCGCTGATGCCATCTTCGAAGAGATGTTTGAGATCGCAGACGATGCGACTGAAGAGTCCGCGGCCGTTGCTAAAGCCCGCCTGCGCATCGACACTCGCAAATGGGCATTAGCCCGAATGAACCCGAAGAAGTATGGCGACAAAGTCAGCCAGGAAATCGACCACAAATCGTCTGATGGCAGCATGGCGACCAAGCCAACGACAATCCAGCTTCTGCCTGTTGAGCCAAAAGCATGAGTGAAGAAGTTCAACTTCCGATTCCCGCGAAACTAGCGCCGCTGTTCACTGCAATCGGTAAACGTTATCGATGCTCACATGGTGGGCGTGGCAGCGCCAAGACGCGCACGTTTGCCCTGATGACTGCTGTTAAGGCGTATCAGGCAATGATGAACGGTGAGAGCGGCGTAATACTGTGCGCGCGTGAGTTCATGAACTCGCTTGAAGAATCGAGCATGCAGGAAGTTAAGCAGGCAATCCTGTCAGTATCGTGGCTGGCTTCGAACTTCGACATTGGTGAAAAATACATTCGCACCATCGACAAGACGGTGACGTACGTTTTCGCCGGGCTGCGTCATAACCTCGACAGCATCAAGTCGAAAGCACGCATCCTGTTGTGCTGGGTAGATGAAGCCGAATCTGTCAGTGAAATCGCCTGGCAGAAGCTGAGCCCGACAGTGCGTGAAGAAGGTTCAGAGATTTGGGTGACGTGGAACCCGGAGCGCGATGGTAGCGCCACGGATAAGCGGTTTCGAAAAGAAGCTGGTGACGACTGCGTAACGGTGGAGATGAATTACACCGACAACCCGTGGTTTCCCGACGTGCTGGAAGGTGAGCGCCTGAACGACCAGCGCCGTCTCGATCCGGCAACCTATGCATGGGTGTGGGAGGGTGCTTATCTCGAAAACTCCGATAAGCAGGTGCTGGCCGGTAAATACCGCATCGCTGAATTCTCCGATACGCTGTGGCAAGAAGCCGATCGCCTGTTCTTCGGTGCTGACTTTGGTTTCGCCAAAGACCCGAACACGCTCACCCGATCATTCATCCTGCACAACCGGCTTTACATCGAATACGAGGCATACGGTCAGCAAACCGAACTAGACCACATGCCCGCGCTTTACGACACGATTCCCGGCGCCCGTGAATGGCCTATCAAGGCCGACTCCGCGCGACCCGAAACAATCAGCTATCTCAAGCGTCAGGGCTTCAAAATATCAGCTGCTGAAAAATGGCAGGGTAGCGTTGAGGATGGCATTGCTCACCTTCGCGGCTTTGACGAAATCATCATCCACCCCCGCTGCAAAAACGTGGCTCGTGAAGCGCGTATGTGGTCGTACAAAACCGACCGCATCACTGGCGAGGTGCTGCCGAAATTGGCGGATGGTGATGAGCACTGCTGGGATGGCATTCGCTACGGTCTCGACGGCCACATTAAACGCAAAGCTCAGACGATGGGCATGATGATTCCAAAACGCCTGCAAGGCAGATAACCCACCGACGGACAAACCATGACTGACAAATTAACGCTAGCCGTCAATCACGCGCTGAATGACGTCAGGCTTGCCCGCGCGCGCGCCATGCTAATCAACCCCGGCATGGGATTGGATGCTAAGCGAGAAAGCGCTTGGTGCGAATACGGCTTTAAAGACGAACTGACGTTTGATGACCTGTACAAACTATACCGTCGCGGCGGTATCGCTCACGGCGCAGTAAATAAGCTGGTATCGAACTGCTGGAAAACGAATCCGCAGGTAATCGAGGGTGAGCAATCCGACGATTCACGCGAGTTAACCGCGTGGGAGAAGGCCAGTAATCAGGTCTTCACTCACCGATTCTGGCGAACCTTCGCCAAAGCCGACACACGTCGCCTTGTTGGTCGCTGGGCTGGCATCCTCCTGCACATCAGAGACAGTAAGAATTGGGACCAGCCTGTCATCAAAGGTAAGGCGCTGCAGAAGATTACGCCTGTGTGGGCCAGCGCATTGAAGGTTGGTAGCCGTGACAACAATGGCGCCATCACGATGTGGCAGTATAACGAATCGCTCTCTGACGGCAGCACGGCACAGCGCAACATTCATCCCGATCGCGTGCTGATTATCGGTGACATGTCCGATGATGAAATCGGATTCCTCGAGCCTGGTTATAACGCCTGCGTCAGCCTGGAGAAAGTCGAAGGTGGTTCGGGTGAGTCATTCCTGAAGAACGCCGCGCGACAGCTCAATATTAATTTCGATAAAGAAATCGACTTCAATAATCTGGCCTCGCTCTACGGCGTTAGCGTCAATGAGCTTCAGGCGCGGTTTGATGAGGTAGCCGTAGAAGTAAACCGTGGGAATGACACCACACTCACAACCCAAGGCGCGACTGTTACACCGCTGGTATCTGCCGTCGCTGACCCATCGCCAACGTATGACGTGAACCTGAAAACATTCAGCTCATCCGTAGACATGCCATCGCGCATAATCGTTGGCAACCAGTCAGGAGAGCGTGCCAGTACTGAAGACCAGATTTACTTCAATGGCCGCTGTCAGTCACGACGTGGCGACCTGTCGTTCGATATCGAGGATATGGTAGACAAGCTGACCTATCTGCAAATCATCAAGTCGGTCGGCAAGTTCAGCATTGTGTGGGATGAGCTCAACGAGCAGTCACCATCTGACAAGCTGGATAGTGCCACCAAGATGAGCAGCATCAATCAGACCTCGCTCGCGTCAGGTGAGCAGGTTTTCACGGTTGATGAAATCCGTGTTGCTGCAGGATATGAACCGGGCGGCGGCGAACCATTGCCGGAGATTGATGATGGCGAAGAGAACGAAAACGCCCAAACCGGCGATTCTACCCAGCAATAAGCAAGACCCGACCGGCATCGACCGGTTAGAGCGCAAGGCGATGAAGGATTTCGCCCGCCGCATGAAACTGATCGGCAAAGCCTACATCGCCGCTCTTGACCGTTTCCCTGCAACACTCGTTGTTAACGCCAGTTACGAATACCAGATCGACCCTTTGATTCTCACCATGACGCTCAATGATGCCAGCGTGCTTACGGACTCCGTTCTTCTTGAGGGAGACCAGAGCCACAACTGGTTCACTGAGACCTATGTTGAGGCGGCTGTAGTGCGCGGTACTGCGCAGGCATTCGCGAACCTTTCACAGCAGTCGGCAACCTACCTGGCTGACCGGCAATCACTTCAGTCGCTTCTGCTCAGCGAGCCATATCAGCGTCGAATGTCGCTGGTCTATGCGCGTGAGTTCGAAGAGATGAAAGGGCTGTCAGCCGAGACAAAGCGCAACATGGCTCGCGTGCTGACTGATGGGATGGGTCGCGGGCTGCATCCATCATTAGTGGCTCGCAATCTTAGAAATCAGGTAGGCATTGAATCGCGCAGGGCTAACACCATCGCTCGCACTGAGCTAACTACAGCGCTCCGCAGGGCCAGATGGGATGAGGCTGACGAAGCAAAGAAAAACCTCGGGCTGAATATCCGGCTCATGCACTACTCGGCATTAAGCCCAACAACGCGTCAATCCCATGCTGCCCGGCACTATCACATTTACACGGTGGAAGAGGTCAGGGCGTGGTACGCCACAGGAGCGAATGCGATCAACTGCAAGTGCTCGCAGGTCGAGGTGCTGGTCGATGCCAAAGGCAACCCGGTTAACTCGAAAGTTGTCGAGATGGCGCAGAAAGAATTCAGGCAGTGGAAATCACTCGCCGCAAACCAATCACATCACTGCTGCGGACATAAGCGCGCGGCTTAATCGAGAGATAACCATGACTATGCAGGTCAACGTCACCACAAAGGTGAACAGTCAGGCTATTCGCCGCGAAACGCATAACGGGCGTGCTCACCTGGTTCTGCCAAGTTACACGCTGCCGGCCAATGTTGTGATGAACGGCGGTCTGTATTCAGCTGCTGAAATCGACGCTCACTATCAGGGGCTGGAAGGCACATTGGCACCGCTTGGTCACCCTACCGTAGATGGACAGTTTGTTTCCGCATTCTCGCCTGAAGGTATCAACGCCGGTCACATCGGCGCATGGAACCGCAACGTCAAAAAATCCGGCAACCGCATTTACGCGGAGAAATGGGTCGATACCGTTGTTGCTAATCAAAGCGAAGGCGGTCGCGAGCTTCTGGAGCGCGTGGCAGCAATTGAGCGAGGCGAGGACGTTCCGCCGATTCATACCAGCGTCGCCGTATTCCTTGAGCAGCTGGAAGCCAACGAAGAGCAAAAGGCACAGGGTATCGAGTGGGTAGCGAAAATTAACGCTATGGACCACGACGCCATTCTGCTGCATGAGGTCGGGGCCGCACAGCCAGAGCAGGGTGTTGGCCTGATGGTTAACGCTGACCAGGCCAAATCACTCAAAGCTAACTCAGGGGCATTGGTTGGAGAATCCTATCGCGAGCGCGAGCGCCGAATCGAACAGGCTGCCCGAGACAAGTTTGTAACCGGCCCCGACGATTACGCGTGGATTGCAGACTTCACCGATTCGCAGGCGATCGTCATTCGCAATGGTGGCGACGCTCAGGTTTACGGCTATAGCAGCGACGGCGGAAAAATCACCTTCGATGATGCCGGTTCAAAAGTTGCTCGTCAGGAGTCATGGGTGGCAATCGCTGCCAACAAATTCAAATCACTATTCACTCCGCAGGAAGCTCCTGCAACAAACCACCAAACGGAGGGCGATATGCCTTTAACCAAAGAAGAACTGGAACAGATCGGCACTATCGTCAGCAGCGCTATTGCTGCGAACAACGAAGCGTCACTGAAGCCAATTACCGAAGCGCTATCAGGCATTCATGCGAATCAGAAAGCGCTCTCTGATGCTTTTACGGCTAACTCACGCGCCGAAGAACAGACCATGCGAGATGCAGTTAAAGCTGTGCATGGCGACATCATTGCCAATGCGCTGACAGGCGAAGCGCTGAAAGAGATGTTCAGCAAGCTTGGTGAAGCCACCCAGATCGGTGCAAACAGCGCCAAAAACCCACCTGTGACCGGCGCACCAGATCCGGTCGCATACTTTGGAGGTGCTGCGTAATGGCACGTTATCGTCGCGTTAACATCGACGGTCAGTCTCTGTACAAGACCGAAACCCGCGTCACCGCTGCAGCACTGCAGCCGGGTACCGCGGCAGTCATCAATGACGACAATGAGTTCGCGCAGGCTACCGCGCTGGCTGGTCGTCTCTACATCATCGACGTTGCTTACCATCAGGGCCTGAACATCACTGAGGCTGTGCCTGCGGGTGATTCTGCTGTGGGTAATTACGTCGAGGAAGGCCGTGAGCTCGCGCTGCGCTGCGTACCGGGAACCTATGAGAAAGATTCCCCGATCAAGCTCGGCACCAATGGCAACTTCACACTGGCAACTTCAGACACCGACTCGGTGATCGGCTACAGCCAGGACGAAGCGACCATTGCCGCGAGCACCTTTGATTTCATCCGTGTTCGTACGCGCGTCGGCACTGTTGCCGCTGGCGCTTAATCAGGAGAATAAGAATGTATTTTACCGCTGAAACACTGGCTGCTAATAGCCGACTGCGCGGACACTGGAATGAGCTGTGGGCGAACCGTGACATCTTCAACGCTCAGCATGACATGATGGTCAACGCGTTTCGTGCGCGAATGACGCATGACATGCTGGCAGCGAATGCCATCGGCGGCTTTACCCGCGAATTCTGGGCTGAGATTGACCGCCAGATTATCCAGATGCGTGATCAGGAAATTGGCATGGAAATCGTCAATGACCTGATGGGTGTGCAAACCGTTCTGCCTATCGGCAAAACAGCGAAGCTGTATAACGTTTCTGGCGATATCGCTGATGACGTATCAATCAGCATTGATGGCCAAGCACCATACTCCTTTGACCATACTGAATTTGGTTCTGATGGCGATCCGATTCCTGTGTTCACTGCCGGTTACGGCGTTAACTGGCGTCATGCTGCTGGCCTGAGCACCGTCGGCATTGATCTCGCACTGGAATCGCAGTCCGCTAAGATGCGCAAGTTCCACAAAAAACGCGTCAACTTCTACCTGAACGGCGATGCGTCCATCTCTGTTGATGGTTACAAAGCGCAGGGCATTAAGAACCACCGCAATACGCAGAAGATTAACCTCGGTAGCGGTGCAGGCGGCGCCAATATCAACCTTGCCACTGCTACACCGGCTCTGTTACTGGCATTCTTTGGCCCAACTGGCCCGTTTGGCTTGACCGCCCGCACCAATCAGGTAACGGCTTACGACAAGTTGTGGGTGAGCCCGGAAATCTGGGCGAATATGGCTAAACCGTATCTGGTTGATATCAACACCGGCACAAACGCGCTGCTTAGCGGGACTGTTCTGGATGCGATCAGCAAGTTCATTCCTGCGAAGTCCATTCAGATGACCTACGCATTGTCAGGCAATGAGTTCATCGCCTATGAGCGCCGTCAGGACGTTATCTCTCCGCTGGTTGGTATGGCTGTCGGCGTCGTGCCGCTGCCGCGCCCGATGCCGCAGAGCAACTACAACTTCCAGATCATGTCTGCTGAAGGCCTGCAGATTAAGAAGGATGGCGAAGGTTTGTCTGGTGTTGTCTATGGCGCTAACCTGGCTTAAGGAGCAATCATGGCTGATAAATACGAAGTAATTAAGCCGTGGCACGGCGTGGCAAAGGGTGAAGTGGTGCAACTGGAGAAGGTTCATCCGTCGCTGAAATCTCACGTCCGAAAGTTGTCGGATAAAGCCTCTGCTGAACTGACACCGGCTACGCCAACCGCGACCTCACGCAAAGAAGCGATCGCCGCGCGCTTGACCGAGTTGGGAATTGAGTTCAAAGGCACACTCGGCGCTGACCGACTGGCAGAGCTTCTGCCTGATGGCGAACTGGAAAAGCTTTTCCCTGCTGAATAACAGCCGCCGCGATGGCGGTTTTTTTATGCCCTGTTTCGGCGGGGCTAAGAGGTATTCATGGTTACCCAGGAACAGGCAAAAGAGTATCTGGTGAGCCAGGGTATTACGCTGCCAGATTTCATCCTCTCGGCGCTGGTTGAACAGGCTAACAGCATTCAGGAATGTCTGGACGCCAACTACACGCCAGCAACAGCGCTACTGATTCAGATGTACCTGTTAGGACTGATGGGGCTGGGGCAGGGTGATAAATACATCAGCTCTCAGTCAGCCCCATCTGGTGCGTCGCGGTCATTTCGTTACGGCTACTTCGCCGATCGGTGGAAGGGCTCACTTGGCCTTCTTCGTGGTCTGGATAAGTTCGGTTGCGCGTCTGCACTGATACCGGCCGACCCAACTCAGCAAGCGTTTGCCGGAATCTGGATTGGTAAGGGTGGTTGCATGTGTGGTGATAAGCGATGAACTGGCAACCGGCATCACAACCGCCCAAACCATTCGAGCGCGTTTGGGTGAAGACTTCAAACGGCCGGCAGACAACCGGCTACGTGAACAGCGGCGGCGAGTGGGTGATTAACTGCCCGCACATCGCATCTGAGAAGCCCGCAGTGACCAGTTGGAGGAAATGACATGTCATCTTTAGTCAATTGGTCATACACCGCTCAGGCGACGATCTGGAAGCGCTCAGGCGAAAGCAATGATTACGGCGACCCGCTGTTTGAAGCGCCACTGGTGATCGCCTGTGATTATGGCGGTGATGCGACCGCTCGACTTGGTGATATTGGTATTGAAATTAATATCAAAAATACTTTTTGGTCAGAGTATCCCGCAGCGGAAAAGGGTGACTATATCCTTTTGGGAAATTCAGTGGTTGCTAATCCAGTTGAGGCGGGCGCCGATGAAATCATGCATGTAATTAGGTATGCAGATACCTTCGAAAGAATTGCGGATGATTTCGCCATCATAACTGGCATTTGATATAATTACGGCGCGCGGCTAGACCGGCCAGTCGAAAGCGGGGAGCACAGACCCTGTTGCCGCGCACCAGTCATCTGTGAAACCTACTGTGAGGTTTTAAATGCTGCCATTAGACAAAGATAATGCCGACATCGGCTATTTGAGAGATTGCCTTGATTACTGCCCTGAAAGCGGCGTTTTGACTTGGAAATCTAGACCATCGACCCACTTCAAAAAAGAGTATGCATGTAAGGCATGGAATACTAAATTCGCCACAAAGGTTGCAGGATATAAAGCAGAGGATGGATATATAGAAATTGCTATCCTAAAAAGGACTTATAAGGCGCATAGAATCGCATGGGCCATCTACCACGGCGATTTTGCTGACATGTTCATTGACCATATCAACGGCAATAAATCTGATAACTCAATAAACAATCTCAGGGTTGTGAATAAGAGGGAGAACGGCGTAAACAGCAGAATCCACGGCAACAATAAAAGTGGCACTTCTGGTGTTTGTTGGTGCAAAAGAACCAACCGCTGGGAGGCATATATCAGAGATGGTATAAAAAAAGTTCATCTTGGAAGATTTGCTAGCATAGACGATGCCGTTTCTGCTAGGAAATTGGCGGAAATCAAATATGGATATCATGAAAATCACGGCAGAAGATAATCTGCAATAACAGGTCGCTTAGGCGGCCTTTTTTACGTCTGGAGAAAATATGGGCGTGAAAGTAAAAGGCATCAGGCAGGTCTCACGCAACGTTAACCGCGCTATCGATAACATTCAGGACCGGCGTGTTGTTCGCGCACTTACAGTGGCAATGCTCATTGGTGGTACGCGTGCGGCGCTTTATACCGCCATCGACACTTCTTTTCTGATAAACAGTCAGTTCCGGGAAATCATCGTAAATGGTACGCGTATAACAGGACGTGTGGGCTATACGGCCAGTTATGCGGCTTACGTCCATGACCCAGCGAACCCTCAGAGATTCCGTCGCGCCACGGCCAAAAAAGAGTTTTTGACACTCGGGTTTGAGGATGAGCGATCGCTGATTGATAGCTCAGTCCATAAGGAGATGTCATTTTGAATCCTCCAATGCATACGCGCGTGCGTAACTTCTTCAATGATGCTGACCTGACGGCAGGATTCATTACTCAGTTGCTCGTGTGGAACGACACCGGCAACCAGTCAGATAAATTTATGGTGTTTCGCCCCAATGGTGGCGGCTCTATACGCAACCAGCTTGGCGGTGAGTATTACATAGTGATCGATGTCGTCGGCGCTAAGTCCGGCAATGGTGCCGTGGATCAGCGCGTACAGGACATTATCGATTTCGTTCAGCAAAACCCAATGGGCGACGCTTGTGTCGGCTATCTGGAAAACCTCGGTGGCATCCCGGCCCCCGTCCAAACAACCGAAGGCAGACTTGTCTATCGGCTTCAGTTTGTTGCCACTTTCGGCAGCTAAATAAACGTCAAAGAGGAATTACCCCATGGCTGATTGCCAGAACAGCAACGAACGTTTGTTCGGTGGCGCCGTTGTGCTAGAAGTTGCCGACGGCTGCAGCGATACGCTGCCGCAAGAGTCGGAATGGAAAGCGCTGGCTGCCGGTACAAGCAAAGGGTGGGACTTCTCACCAAACACAGTAACGTCTGACGCAGATGACGGTGGCGGCTTTGTTGAGAGCATCATCACCAACTCAGATTTCACCATCAGCTTTGAGGGTGAAGTACGTAAGAAAGGCAAGCTGGACCAGTACGGTGTTGGCCGCTTCATTAAGTATTTCGCAGGTGAACTGAAAGCACGTCGCCAGCCGGGTATCTGGGTTCGCATGGAGTACGGCGAAATCACATTCCAGGGCTACATGGTCGTTACCGCGCTGAGTTCTGATGGGGGTACAAATGACATTGTGACCTTCACTACTGAATTTAAAGTGGGTGATGCAACCACCATTCAGGTAATCGACACTGATGAAACTGTGCCAGCGACCGGCGTGACCGTTACGCCGGCTACAGCTTCCCTCGCAGTGGGCGCGACCCGCCAGTTGACCGGCTCAGTTCAGCCTACCGATGCAACTGATCGCACCGGCACCTGGACGACCTCGGACGCAACCAAAGCGACAGTCAGCAATACCGGCCTGGTCACTGCGGTTGCTACAGGTTCTGCGACGATCACGTTCACATCGACAGATGGTAATTTCACCGGCACCACAGCGGTTACAGTCACTTCTTCGTAACCATTCCAAAGGGTGGTTTCGACTGCCCTTGATAATGCTTATGGAGGAAAAATGACGCCACTGAAGGAAATCGGCGAGTGTGTGATTAGTGATGGCGAGAATGAATACTTCTTCCGGCCCTCGCTCATCAACATGACGCGAATCGGCGAGCCAGATGAAATCGTGCAGGCACTGTATGACCTGTATAACGATGAAGTGGACGACATGATGCGGAAGGGGCTTAAAGCGTTCGGCACCATCCCCGCATGGCTGACATCACACCTCGATTCGCCGCAATACAGTAAGAAAGCCATCGTCACCGCAATGACGGTGCTTCAGGCTTGCTCACCGCAGGATGTATCAGCACTGACCGGTGAGATTGTGCCGGGTCGGTCCGGCAAGTGGACATTCGTTTATCGCAAAGGCCGCATGGCGCAGGAGGAGATGATCATCATTGCGCGATCTCTTATGGCTCATGGCGTCATTGGTAAGGCGAAGGTGCGAAAGCTACAGCGGCATGAAGGCGCACAGGCTTCCAGCGAGTTCAACGCATTCGAGTACATCAGCGCAGCGCGTACACATCTTGGCATGAGCCGTGAAGAGGCGGAGCAGCTGACGATGACCGATTTTCAATTGCTGCTGGCTGCCAAATATCCGGAGCAAAAGGGCTTTACTAAGGAAGAGTACGATTCGGTTGCTGATGACTATCTGGCGAGGAAGGCGAGGCGAATAATGAATGGTAAAGCTACAAAAATCATAATAAATACAATATAGTTGAATCTGATAAATCTATTAGTACATGGTATGGTTTTGACACCATATGAGGAAGATTTTTATGCAGTTAAATAATGTTTTTGGTGTCTCAAAAGACCCTGTGGCTAGCTACATTGAGCGTGATGCAGTTGATCAGGCACTAGCTGATGCTCTCGCAACAACTAAGCAAATCGTTATTTATGGCTCCTCTAAGCAAGGTAAGACAGCATTATTGCAAAGACATTTAGTTGAGCAGCAAAGGGCAACTTATCATTGCGGTCCCACCAGCAGTGCGGAGGATATTTATAGAACATTCCTCCGAGGATTTGGAATAGAGATAACTACTGAAAAATCCACTACTACTTCCAGAGAAGCAACTGGATCTGCTAAAACTACTTTTTCAGCCATTCTGCCTTTTTTAGCGAAGTCAGATGTTGAATTAAGTGCAGAAGGAAAGGCTGGAAAAGAACTACAAACCACCACTAGGCCAATTGAATTTAATCTTACAGCCGCGCAAGATGTTGGAGAATTGCTTTTATCTGTAGGGGGCAGTGATAAGTTTTTCGTTTTAGAAAACTTTCACTATCTTTCTGTGGATGTGCAGGGGCAACTGGCATTTGATCTGCGTACATTTGAAGAGATGGGGATACGCTTCATTATCCTTGGTGTATGGCGGGAAAACAATAGACTGATTCAATTCAATGGTGATTTGCAGGATCGCATGGCAGAAGTACCGGTTGAACCTTGGGAGGAAAAAGATTTTGCTCGAATTGCTGCTGCAGGCGAGCGAGCTCTCAATATTTCAATCGATGAATCGATAAAGCAAAGCATATTTCATCAAGCGCATGGAAGTGTTGCCGTCGTACAGGAATTGCTCAAAAAATTCTGCGAGATGTCTGGAATTAAAAATGTCCTTTTAGAGTTTGAAGAGTTAAGTGACGAAGGTATCTTAAAATCGGCAATATCAGCTAAAGTGGCAGAATACTCTTCGAGGCATGTGAGAAGCCTTGAGTCAATTGCGGCTGGCAGTAGGAGTAGAAGACCGAGCGAGGATGCAGTTGCTTTGTACCTCCAATATTATTTGGTTCAGGTGCTTTTAAGTCGTAGCTATGTTGAACTCAAAGATGGAATTGAAAGGAAAACACTTCAAGAGTTAATCCGAGAAATTCATTCGCATCCTGATAATGTGAGGACCTCAGATGTAACTGGTACCCTTAAAAGATTATCTATACTGCAAACCAATCAAAAGATTGTGCCACCGCTTTTTGATTATGATCCCGGCACTAGACGTCTGAAAATTGTAGATTCAACCCTATATTTTTTCATCGACAATTGTGATGCAGAAGAAGTTATGGATGAAATTCCTCATCCTGATTCACTTGCCGGATCTTGAATTTAGGAGCTTTAACTTTAGGGTCCCACCCTGCGCAAACTCCATGCTAGGATTTATCCCACTGATACCAATGGGGATAGGGATGTGAAATTAGTTATAGCCGCTGTTGGCTTAATGGCGAGCTTTGTGGCACACGCTAACTTAGAAGGCGCAGCTGACAATCTCAGCCGATGCGTTACCACCTATGCTGAAAGCCAAGTCAAAACCACCAAATTAGCCAGCAGCATTTCAGATGAAGCTTTTGATAAATGTGGCGCTGAACTCTCTGAGTACCATGATTCCATTGGTCCAGATAAAGCGCAGTGGTCTGGTTTAAGTGCTCAACAAAAAGAAGCCATTTCGAAAATCAGGGACCAGACAACTTTAAAAGTTCGCGAGAGCTTAAGCTCCCAGATCGTCACCTTCATCACTGAATCTCGCAAACGCTCTTAACCCGCTCCGGCGGGTTTCTTGCTTCCTTTTGCATCAATTTCCCTTTAGGATTTATCCCACTACATGCTTTTGGGGGAAGGGAATGAAGAAGCTGATTATTGGATCGTTGATGGCGATTGCTTTATCTGGCTGCGTGTACACCGGCACCAATTTTGATGAATCTAAACTGGCTGACGTTCACAAAGGGCAAACTACGAAGCAAGAGGTCATTTCTTACTTTGGCAACCCTTCGACAACCACCGTAGATTCTGAAGGCAATGAGCTTTTGATGTGGACTTACAGCATCGGCAGTGCGTTTAGCGCTGACGCTAAGGTTCTTACAGTCAAAACGCACGATGGAAAAGTCGAGTCTTACTCCGTGAGTAAATCGAAGATTTAAGCACCAACCACAAACATTAAACCTCGCCCCGGCGGGGTTTTTTTATGCCCGGAGAAAAGTGAATGTCAGGTTCAGTTAACGCAGGCAGCATCATCTATGAAGTGGACATGGATACAGCGCGCTTACTTGCCGCACGCCGAGAAGTTGATGCTGCACTGAATGGCATGGGTGGCAGTATGGGAAGGCTTGAGGCAAGCGTGACCCGTACCGAGAGATCTGTAGCGTCAATGCAGCGCACCATGTCTAGCCTAAGCTCAGTCGCGCGAGGCGTTATTGCTGCAATTTCTGTTCAGCAGGTGGCCGCATATGGTAATGAGTGGGTCACGGTTAATAACAAGCTGGCCAACTCAGTGCGTGCCAATGAATCGTTAGCTGAAGTTACTCAGCGCGTATTCGACATCTCTCAAAATACAATGAGCAGTTTGACCGCAACCGCAACACTTTACGGTCGTCTTGAGCGTGCGACCCGCAGCGCTGGCACAAGCACCAAAGACCTGATCACACTTACCTCAACTATCAACAAAGGGCTTGCCGTATCTGGCGCCACTACCGAAGAAGCAAGTTCAACAATGACTCAGCTTTCTCAAGCTCTGGCATCTGGAGTTCTGCGCGGGGAGGAATTCAACTCCATTTCAGAGAATGGTAGTCGCCTAGCGGTTGCCCTTGCTGACTCTCTTGGCGTCACAATTGGACAGCTCCGTGCAATGGCGGCACAAGGCAAATTGACTACAGAAGTAGTAGTTAACGGGCTACTAAAGCAGAGCGGTGCGATCGCCAAAGAATTTGCGAACACAACGACCACAATGGGTCAGGCGTTCACCATAGCAACCAACAACATCACCAAATTTGTAGGCGAAAGCTCAAGCGTTAGCACAACAATAAATGCCTTCAACAAGGGTGTGATCTCACTTAGCGAAAATCTTGATGTTGTTGCACAGGCGGTAGGTGCGTCGGCATTGATTTTTGGAGGTAGGTTTATTGGAGCGCTGGCGCTGGCAACACAAAACCAAGCAAGGCAGGCCGCAGCCTCCTTAAGTCAGGCGGTTGCTACAAGGTCGAGAGCAAAAGAAGAAGTTGCTGCAGCATTAGTCACTCAAAGAAAAGCCATAGCTGATAAGAGTGCTGCTGAATCAGCCTGGAATCTTGCATTAATGGAATATCAGGTTGCAAAGGGAAGTGCAGCCGAAGCTACAGCGCTAGCAAACGTAACAAGGCTGAGAACTGCATACATTGAGGCAGGAATAGCAGCAGCACAGACAAATAACGTAGTTGCAGCATCACAAGCAAGATTAGCCGCTACCGGACTAACCGCTGCTAATGCCATGAAAACAATCAACATGGTTACTGGTCCGCTTGGAGGACCTCTTGGCGTTATCGCGATCGTTGCTGCTGGCTGGTATCTGTATGCACAGCGACAGGAGGAGGCCAGAAAAGCAAGTGTCGAATTTGCGAATTCTCTTCCGAGTGTAATTTCGAAGCTGAAAGAAATGAATCTGGCACAAGCTCAGGGCGTTCGTGCGGATACGATTACTTCGATTAAAAACCAGAAAGAAGAAATCGCCGACTTAGAAAAAAACATTGCCAACCTTAATAAAAAATACCAAGAACGAATTGATCTTGCAGCTCAGATGGGCGGCGGTGATGAAACTAACAACGGACACTTACGCGTAGCTAGCGATCTCGCTAACGAACTGGCGAAAGCAAATCGCGACTTAAACACCAAAGTAAGAACTCTCAATGAGTCACAGGACGCATTAAGGCTCATCAATGTTCAGGTGAATGAGGGCATCGTGGCGCAAATGAAAGCGGCCAGAGATGGCGCACTGGCATTAGCTGAAGCGGAGAAAAAGGCCTCATTTCTCGGGCAAACGCAGTCATTTCTTGCTGGCAAGCTGGGTGAGTCGACGGCGGCCTTGCAGAAATTTAATGCTGAGAGCCTGAAAATCAATTGGGGTGGCAGTGATGGTGAAAAGCTCATTAAGCAGGCAGAGCGCCGCTTAGCGTTATCCAAGAAAGAAGGTGACGAACGCGAGCGATTACAAGCGACTTATGATGCTGAAGACGCAGGGATAGTTGATCCGCTGGCAGTTTCCAAGCTGCAGGAAGTGTACGTAAAAACCAACCAAGCCAAAGAAGCCACGAAGGAAAAAAAGAAAGAGGATAAAGCGGCCACCGCTGAAAGTAAAAAAGCTGCAAATCAGGCAGAGTCTGTAGCACAGAAGCTTGAAAATCTTCGGCAGCAATCGTTGCTGGCTGGAGATTCGACTCGCGAGTTAAGTCGAGACCAAGCCATTTTAACCGCTCAGCAGTCACTTGGAAGCGCTGCTACCAAGGCAGACCTTGCGCTTGCTGGTAAATATGCCGCTGCGAAGTGGGATACTGGCAATGCTATAAGAGCTCAGGCTGCAGCAGAAAAACTTTTACCAGAGGCTAGGGAGAATGCCAGTTACAAACAGGATCTGGAGGACTTAAAGACTGCGCTGGCTGCACAAAAAATCACTCAGCAGCAAGCCAACTTTACTGCTGAGCAATTGGAGAAGCAGCATCAAATAAATCTCGCAAAAATTCGATCACAGCAGACAACATCCCCAGCTTTGCAAGCCGTTGGTGCAATTGATCCTGTGCAGCAATTAGCTAATGAAAATGCCGAAAAACTCGCATTAATCAAAGAGTTTACTGACCAGAGAGTTATTACTGAGCAGCAAGGCTTGTCATTGATGAATGCTGCCAACACGCAATATGAGCAGCAAAGAACGGATGCACAATGGGAGCTTTATCGAAACCAAAGCGCCGCCAATAGCCTGCTTGCGGATGCTGTAGACTCTTTGCAGGGAGGGGCAACAAACGCCATAACCGGCTTATTAAATGGAACGCAAAGCCTTAGCGAAGCATTTGCGAATATCGGAAGCACAATACTCAACAGCGTTGTTGGCGGGCTAGTTGAGATGGGGCTTCAGTACGTAAAAAACATGATGATGGGCCAAATCGCAGCAACCGCAGCTTTGGGCGCGACTGCCGCACAGGCAACAGCAGCCGCAGGTATGTGGGCTCCAGCAGCGGTAAGCGCATCAATTGCCACAATGGGGTCGGCGTCAACCGTAGGAACAACCGCCTACTCAACTGCATTAATGGCAAGTAAAGGAATGGCTGTGGCTGGCGCTCGTGAGCACGGCGGCCCCGTTAACGCCAACTCAATGTACCGCGTAGGTGAGGGTGGTAAGCCTGAAATCTTCAAAGCCAGCAATGGCAGCCAGTACATGATTCCGGGCGATAACGGCAAGGTGATCAGCAATAGCGATTTGGGTGGCGGAGGTTCGTCGGCTGGCATGATTCAGCAGATTAACAACTTCACATTCCAGAATGCGAGTGGCGATCAGCAGCAGATGGTTACGACGTTTGCCAAAATTGCATATGAGCAGTCATTGCGAGCGATTAAAGATCAGAAGCGGCCGGGAGGGATGCTGACGAAATAATGGCGACTGATGTCGCCATGAACGCTATTCGTGAGCCTTATATGTTTGCTCGACGATGTTCTGCATGTACTCGCTCATTGAGTGGTAGTAACCCATCATTTCTTCGGTGGCACCCTCTGAAGGAACCTCAATCGGCTTCGAGGAAACCATGCGACGAAGCGCGGCTTTCTGCTCATCACTCATGACATGAATGACGTATGTAAGCAGCGTACTCAACGCCATTACCTGCAATTCAGTGGGAAGTTCTTTTTCCATGAGCTATCTCCATTTCGATGCTTGAGGATTTCAAGCGATATAATTTTAACCAATCTTAAGCCGGTGAAACAATGCCAGAAACTTTCACATGGAGCCCTCAAAAGGGCTTCACGGGCGATCGCACGCCTGATGTGGCCGTCGTTAAGCTAGGTGATGGCTACGAGCAGCGTCAGGTTAAGGGTATCAACCCATTAATGGGTAAATACTCGCTGACGTTTATTGGTCGTGACGATTCAAAGTGCTCCCGACCAAACGTGGCTAAAGCTGCAGATACCTTTCTGAAGGCGAGAATGGCGGTGGAATCGTTCTACTGGACTCCGTCTGATACTGGCGTTCAGTCTCTTTATGTTTGCCGGTCATGGTCACTGCAAACCACTGGCAGCCTGAGCCAGCTTACAGCTACGTTTGAGCAGGTGCCGCGATGAGAGATATACCAGCAGAACTCATCATCGAGAGCGTTGACGCAGGTGTTGGCGCGATGCTCGACCTGTACGAAGTGGACTTGCAGGCATTTGGCGGCGACGTTCTCCGCTTCCACTCTGGCACCAACGGTTATTTCAACGATGTCATCTGGCAAGGACGCGCTTACTCGGCGTATCCGATCGCCGTCGAAGGCTTTGAGGTTAAATCCGAAGGCACCTATTCGCGGCCGACGATGAAAGTGGCGAACATCACCGGACTGATAACTGGCATCAACCACGATTTCGAGGATGCGCTGGGTGCAGTTGTGACGCGCCGGCAGGTGTTGGTTAAGCATCTAGACGTGGTCAATTTCCCGAATGGAAACGCAAATGCAGATCCGACGATGGAGGCTGTGTCGCGCTACGTTATTGAGGAAATGGCGGAAGAGACCTTCGAAACGGTGACTTACAACCTAGCCACGCCGGTCGATTGCGACAATGCGATTATCCCCGCTCGTACGATTCTGGCTGACGTCTGCCAGTGGGTTTACCGCGGCGATGGTTGCGGTTACTCCGGTGGCCCCGTTGCTGACGAGAAAGACAATCCAACCTCTGACATGTCGCGCGATAAATGCTCCAAGCATCGCAGCGGCTGCCGCCTTCGTTTCGCTAAACCAAGTGCGTTGCCATACGGCGGCTATCCCGGCTCAGCTAAGGTGTCCTGATGATTGAATCTGAATGCCGGGCGTATGCCGCAGAGTCAGCAAATGAAGTGTGCGGGCTGATTATCGACGATAACCGGTTGTGGCGTTGCGCGAATGAACATCCCGAACCGGGGCGTAACTTCCGGGTAGGAGAGAGGGATTGGCTTGAAGCAGAAGCGGCGGGAGAAATCACTGCCGTTTTTCATTCTCACCCTGAGCAAAAACTGGTGCTGTCCGCTGCCGATCGCACTGCACAACTGGCATCCGGCATTGACTGGTGGCTGGCAAGTGGGGGAGAGCTACGCAAATTTCGGCCTGTGCCGCATTTGCTGGGGCGCCGCTTCGAGCATGGCGTAATGGACTGCTACACGCTGTTTCGGGACGCATACCACCTGTGCGGCATTGATTTGCCAGACTTTGATAGAACCAACGGTTGGTGGGTGCGAGGCGAAAACCTCTACCTGAAGAACATGGCATCCAACGGATTTCACGAGGTTGGCTTCGAGGCTATTCAGCCAGGCGATGTGATTATCCGCCGCGCCTTTCCCGAATGCGACCCATGCCACGCCATGATTTGGCTTGGTGACAACATTGTCCTGCATCACGAAGTGCACGGCAGGCTTAGCCGTCGCGAACCACTTCGGCCGATGCACGTACCTTTGATCCACTCCATCTGGAGGCATGAACAATGCTCATCTTTAGATTTGCGGGGAATTTACGACGACATTTCCGCCAAATCGCTTTAAACGTAGATACCCCATCCCAGGGGTTACGCCTGTTGCTGGCTCAGTGCCCAGCATTCAAACGCGACTTCTACCAAACCCGACTGCGCATGCGCATCGATGGCAGCGACATCTCAGCCACCAACCTTGAATTCCACATGAACCGGCACATCAAAGACGGCGCTACGGTGTTGTTTGTGCCGATCGTCGAGGGTTCGATTACGGCGGTGGCGGCGGTGTGGATTATGGTCGCGGTAACTGTCGCTTCAGTCGCGTATTCGCTCTATATGACCTCGCACATGAAAACGAGCTCATCAGCGGATCAGGACAGCAATTCCATCACCAACAACTCATTCACCAGCGCGGAGAACCGCATTGGGCAGGGCAGACCGGTGCCGCTTCTTTTAGGGGAAATGGTTGTTGGCTCAAACGTTATCAGCCTTGGCATCGACACATCGAATAACCAGGACTGGAATATCTCAATTAGTTAAGGTGAAAGCATGGGCTCAGGCGGCGGCGGTGGCAGCACTCCAAAATTAATCGACGACAACCTCAAATCGAAGCAATTCCTCCGCGTTCTCGACCTCATCAGTGAAGGACCAATCTATGGACCGGTAGACCAGCAGCACCTTTCTTCGTTCATGCTGAATAAGACGCCGGTCACCGATTCCCTCGGCGGCACGACGATTAATGGTGTGAGCGTGGCGTGGCGCCCGGGCACGGCGACACAGACGCCCATCAACGGCTTCAATACCATTGAGGCGACAACGGTCGTTAACACCGATGTGACACAGGCGACGCCTCTTGTGCGCACGGTAACGGACACTGATGTCGATCGCGTGCGTATGAATATCGGCGTGTCCAGCCTTGTTGAGCAGGACAGCAAAGGTAATCAGCACGAAACATCTGTGACGATGGTAATCGAAACCCGCTCGGGTAGCGCCGGTGCATGGCAAATCCAGAAAACGGTGACGATCACCGGTAAGCAGTCTGGCGAATATCTTGAAGCACACTTGTTTGATGCGCCAGAAACGAAGCCGTTTGATATCCGACTGCGCCGCGTTACAGCTGACAGCTCTAGCGACCTGCTGAACAACGGAACCATCTGGAACAGCTTCACCGAAATCACCGACGATAACCTGTCATACCCTTACGCTGCTGTAGCTGGCTGCGTGGTTGACCGTGACCAGTACACAGACACACCTTCTCGCACTTATCATCTGCGCGGGTTGATTGTCGATGTGCCGGATAACTATGACCCGATCGCCCGCACTTACACTGGAATCTGGACAGGTGGGTTCAAATCGGCATGGACGAACAATCCCGCCTGGTTGTTCCGCGCACTGGTGAAGAACACGCGTTACGGTCTGGCACGACGCGCGGGCTATGTTGATGTCGATGACGGCAGCCTGTACGTGCTTTCTCAGTTTTGCGATCAGCTTGTAGATGACGGCTTTGGCGGCAAAGAGCCACGCTTCACGCTTAATGCCTACATCACCGAGCAGAAAAGCGCGCGCGACCTGCTGGACGATATCGCGGGCATGTTCCGTGGCATCGCATTATGGGATGGCATGCGTTTCTCAGTGATGCTGGATAACCCGCAGGACCCGGTTGCATCAATTACTAACGCGAACGTCGTGGATGGGCTGTTCACTTACAGCTCTATGAAGCGTTCGGAGCGCTACAACGCGGTTATTGTCTCATGGACAGACCCTAACAATGGCTGGTCACAGGTTAAGGAATACGTGTCTGATGATGGCCTAATTGACCGCTACGGCTACAACGAAACCACTATGGAGGCTTTCGGTTGCACCTCAAGAGGCCAGGCATTCCGCACCGGTAAGTGGTTAATCGAAACCGCAAAGCGAGAAACCAAGAAAACCACTTTCAAGATGGCGCGAGAGGCAATTCGCTTCATCCCCGGCGATGTGGTGGAGGTGCTGGATAACAACTATGCAGCCACGCGTCTTGGCGGTCGAATCATCTCGCACAGCGGCACTTCAATAACTGTTGATGCTGATGTGTCTGAGTTGGCCGGCAGCGGAGACAAAATGTCGATCATGGGTTCAACTGGCAAGTTCATTAAATACGAGATTGCCAGTGTCACAGGTCGCGTTATCCGCCTCAAAACTGCGCCAGCGTGGGTGCGTGATGGCACCGTGTTCGTGATTTCTACTGACGAAGTCGCGCCGCGGTTGTTCCGCATCATGGGTATTTCTGAAGACGAGAACAACTCGGTTTACTCCATTTCTGCAACGCTGTACGACCCTAATAAGCAGGCTGTAGTTGATGATGGCGCGGTATTCGATACGCCCGGCGATACGCTAAATGGTTATCGTGTGCCGAATATTGAGAACCTGCGCATCATCAACGTCAATAGTGAGACCATTCAGGTTTCGGCAACGTGGGAGACTGCAACGCTCACCAAGAAGATTGTCTTCGAGCTCTATGTTTACAGCATGGACGGCAAGGTGGTTGCGCAGTACGAAACTGACCAATTCCGTTATGACTTTTACGGTCTGGAGTCCGGGAGCTACTCACTGGGCGTGCGTGGACGCAATGAGAACGGGATGAAGGGCGCAGAGACGCAGGTTAGCCTGGTGATCGGCGCTCCATCTGCGCCAACTTTCATTCAGTGGACACCCGGCATTTTCTCCGCCGACATAGTGCCGGTGATGAGCGTGTCAGCAACAACCGATACATCCTTCGAGTTCTGGTATACCGGGGAAGTTCCTGCTAGCAGCATTGGCGCAGTAGAGAATGAAGCACAGTTCCTTGGTCGCGCTTCGCAGTGGACGCTTCATGGATTGAAGGCTGACACGACCTACTACATGTATGTGCGCACCAAAAACGCATTCGGTGTATCAGCATTCGTACAGGCATCTGGTAAGGCTTCCGCTGATATCCCCGGAATGATTGACCTGATTGATGATGCTATTCGGGACTCTGAAGCATTTGAAAATCTGACCGGCAAAATCGACACCAACATCGAAGGCATGCTGCAGAACGCCTTGGACAACAACGCCACTGTCGATCATCAGTTCGCTGTGAACGGCGAAGTCAGGTCTGACATTATCACCGTCAGAACAACTGTGGCGACTGTGTCACAGGCAATGGCGCAGCTTGAAACGCAGGTGCAGGCGCAGATTGGCGATCTGAATGCGGCAGTAAACGAAAAGCTAACGGCAACTGTAACTGATAACGGAACCGCTAAAGCCTCATACACGCTGCGCATGGGCATCACCCGTGGTGACACCTATTACAGTGCCGGTATGGCGATCGGCATTGAGCCTTCAGGCACCTCTTATAAGTCAACGGTGGCGTTCAATGCAGACCAGTTTGGCATTTATACCGGCAGCGAGCCCGGAAACTATCAACTGGCTTTTGCCGCCCTGAACGGACAGGTGTTCATTAACTCTGCATTTATTCAGAACGGTTCGATCACAAATGCAAAAATTGGCGAATTCATTCAGTCAGTGAACTATGTTTCAGGTGCAACAGGATGGAGTCTGAATAAGAACGGAGTATTCGAAAATAATGGATATGAACCGGGGAATGGCCGCATGGTTCAGACTAACAACCAGATAAGCGTATATGACGGGAATGGAGTGCTACGCGTCAGAATGGGGAAACTTAGCTAATGGCGTATGGCTTTGGAACTTGGGATGCTAACGGAGTCGATAACAATACCGGGCTTGTCAAAATAAACTCGCTCGGTGTTATGTCGATTGACGCGACTAGCAATTACACTCAGGCATTTTCCTTGCCAGAGGGTTACTCACTTGATTATCTCTTTCAGCCCAATGGAGACAGAAGTGGCAATGGAAGGAAGAAAATATATTCAAGTGGATCCAACATGGTAATTACCCAGATAGCAAGCACAGACTTCTCTTCTGGAACATTCCCTAATGTCCCCGGTAATATCCTAGTGTTTGTGAGGTAATATGGCTTACGGAGCTATGTTGACAGACTCTGCAGGAATACCTTTTTATATTGGAGATACAATGCCGCTTACGCTTCTGGAAAAGCGCGTATTGAATGTTCCTGCTGTGTCCGGAAGTGGTACTGTAATAAATATCTTCAATAACGATGGTGTAGTAAGGTTTGTTTTTGCTAACAGCAATGCCGCCCAAGGCAATGGATTAAACACCTGCGAAGTTCTGGAGTTATCTGGAGGCGTGTGGAGTTTAAGATGTGCTGGACCAGCTAGAACCGTGAATGTTTATATATTTGGTTATCAGTTTCAGCCTGTGCCTGCATGGGGAATACAAATCAACGATTCTCAGGGTAGATGCATTCTCACAAACGAAACTAAGGTTCTGAGTGATGTCCAGAAACTTGGCAATGAAGGGTCCGAGAGAGAGTCAGGGCTTAACGCTAACTTCACTCTGTCCGGTGAATGGGCGGTAGCACCGGTGTACACTGGAAACTATACAGGCACAGTCAGCATAGGTGGTCAGGTATATCCAGTGGTGTCGCAATATGCAAGCAGCGCCAGGTTTAACGGAAGCACCACGCAAATTACTAGCGGCTATGTAGGTAACTCAAGTTCTGGTGGGGGTGGTACAGGAACGCTGACAAACTACCGAAACCGATTGGTGGCTGTAAATGTGCAGAGATATTGATAATTTTGATCGTGATAAATAATAAATAAATTTGATGATTTCTTGAGGCGAATGTATAAAGTTATGAACTAAACAAGGATGAAAAAAATGAATAAAATTTTCCTCTTAATCATTACTTCTGTATTAGCCGGATGCCAGACGCTCCCACCTCAACAGTGCACTGCTAATGCAAGGATTGGCGGGCAGGATACGACGGTTTCTATTTACGGCGTGCGAAAGCAAGCTAATCAGACTCAGTATTATGCAGGTAATCCTTTTGGCTGGAAGTGGGTCAGCGCCAATAACTTCACAAGCTCAACTTGTGACAAAGCTTAATAGGTTTACGATTTCAGATTTATAAGCTAAATTCCATCTGCTGCTGTGAATCCCCCTATGCGGTGGGGCGACAGTCTATTTCTCTCGAAAGATTGAATACAAACGAGACGCGGACCGACGACTGTAAGGTTCACCGGGAGGCACCCGGCACAGCAGCTCCATTATAAAGACCCGGCCATAGCGCCGGGTTTTTTATTGCCCGGAGAAAACTATGCCAGCAGGCACCATTGCTCTAACAAATAATTCAGCAACCGTCACAGGCACAGGAACTAGTTTCACTACTGAATTAAAAGTGAATGACTTTCTGGTTTCTACTATCGGAGGTCTGGCATATACGCTAGGCGTGAAGTCTATCGAGTCGAATACATCTCTAACTTTGATTGAGAAATATACGGGACCAGCAGCAACAGGTCAGGCATGGACACCAGTTCCGTATGGCACGATGGCAGCGATTACTGCTCAACTTGCGGCGCAGGTTACATATGCAATTCGTGGATTAAATCTGGATAAAGCCAACTGGCAAAAGATTTTTAGTAATGACCAGTCAGTAACGGTTAACCTTCCAGACCTGAATACATTCACCGGCCCAGGATGGGGATACATCTCTACAAAATTTACTTCACTTGGAGATGCAGCCTACAAAAATACAGGAACGTCAGCTGGTACTTTAGCTGCAGGTGATGATTCTCGTCTTAGCACCGTGGATAAAAAATCCGGCGGCACATTGTCATCAAATACTTATGTCACAGCATCGAGTGCGCCTAACACCTATTACTCACCGGGATTCAATGCCGTAAACAGTCAGCGTGGAGGTTCCTCAGGTCAGGTTAACTCTGGCGGCGTAATGACAAGTCAAATTGTTAGCACTGCATTACAGGCTACATTCAGC